AGGTTTATCCTTTTCTGGTCTCACCTTTCAGCAAAAAGAGATTGGTGAGACGCTTATTGAAGAAAAAAATGTTTGCGTATCTGCTGGTGGCGGTATCGGCAAAACTGCCGTTGCCGCACTTTTATGTATTTGGTTCCTATCCACTCATCCTTTCGCACGAATCCCTACAACAGCCCCAACAGGTAAACAATTAAAAGACATCTTGTGGAGTGAAATATCCTTCTGGCTTAAACGCTGCGAGTTGAGGGATATTTTTGAGCTCCGGTCGGAGAAGCTCTATGTGAAGGGATTTCCTGAGTGGTACGCTGTCGCCAGAACCGTTCCCAGGGACACGTCTTCAGTGAACCTGAATGACACACTCGCCGGTTTCCACGGTGAAAATGTGCTGATCATAGTTGATGAAGCAAGTGGTGTCCCTGATCCAGTTTTTACTGCTCTTGAAGGAGCAATGACGCAGGAGAACGCTTACATCCTCCTGATCTCCAACCCAGTTTCCACTGGTGGATATTACTACGATACTATTTCTGATCCGACTGGCAAGGGGAAAGACTACAAAGTTCTCTATTTCGACTCTCGTAAATCTCCTCTTGTCGATAAAAGCTTTGAAGAACGCATCATCACTCGTTACGGTAAAGACCATCCTATGTACCGGGCCAAAGTGCTCGGCCTCCCTATCGGCATCCTCGATTCTGTTGTTGTAACTCCAGACCTTTTCGATACAGTTATACATGAAAACACAGCTTACATGGGCGGTGATGTTGTCATGGCAATAGATGTAGGCGGAATGGGTGACTTAACAGTATTTTGCCATCGGCAGGGTAACTCATTTATCCGTTGGGATGAGTTCCCATTCACATCTGAGCCTGATATTGAGCGCGAGGCTGTGGCTCAATGGGAAAGACTTTACAAAGGGAAAGGTAAGTTTACTTGTGTCGTTGATGCTATAGGGAAAGGTTCAGGTGTCTATCGCCATCTTCTTGAAAAAGGTTTATTCGATGTGGTGGGGCACGTCGGAAGTGAGAAATCTACCCAACCTTCGATGTATAGAAGTAAGAGGGCCGAAGGGTTCTACAGTCTCCACAAAGGTTTTAGAAAATATCATTTTCCTGTTGCCCCACCTGCCCGTCTTAAGAAAGAACTCGCTAACTTGTTATTTGATTTTGCATCTGGCCCGATTGACATGGAGCCGAAGAAGAAATTTGTCAGCAAATATGGTTTTTCCCCTGACTATGCAGATGCAATGATGATGACTGAGGATATTGATCTTGAAAGTTTTTCAGTAAAAACAAAACTTATGCCATCAAGCGTGAGTAGCATTTTAATAGTAGATGAAAAAACAGAACGATTTGGCAAATATGGGAAATTTGTTGCCTAAGTTTCAATTTACAACTTAGTGAGGGATGAAAATGAGTTTACTTGACAGATTTAAAAAAGCGCAGGTTGAGGAAAGAGGTAAAGGTAAGGCTCCGCAGAAAGTGATGGGGTATCTCTATGACGAGGAAGATATTGAGAAGGAGCCTTTTTCGGAGTTACAGCCGCCTGAAGGTCTCGCCAAGTATAGGAACATGAAGAAAAATGACCCTATCATCGGTGGCCTGATGCTCCGCATTGAGAATATTCTCCGCTCAACTAAGTGGAAGATAGTAGGGCCAAACGCTGATTTTGTAAAAGCTCAGCTTGAAGGCTTGCCTCAGGGGATAAACAGCTTGGTACAAGACATGGCATCGTCTCTCACTTACGGATTTTCAGTTAACGAGAAAGTATGGGGAGTGCGGGATGGCATAATCTATATTAAAGACGTTGCTCCAAGGCATCAGTTAACTATCCAAGAGTTTGCAAACGGCAAAATTTACCAACTGTCTGCCAATTTCGCTATGCCGATCTCAAAATGCCTCCATTTCATCCCAATCGAGATATGTCGTAACCCATTCGGTGAGAGCATCCTCCGCCATATTTACAAACCTTATTACTACAAAAGTTCGATTGAAGCATCTGAGGCGCTTGGGATTGACCGTGATCTTGGCGGTTTGCCGATCATGCAAGCCCCTGAAGGATTTGACTTTACAAAAGCAGACACATCTTCCCCCAACTACGATCCTAATGTTGCTTCAACAGTGGACTGGGCTAAGAATGTGGTGAAGTACGTTAGGAAGGATAGCAGCCAAGGAGTGATCCTACCTCATGGTTGGATACTTAACATTCTGAAAAGCGAAACTCGCAGCACCATCCCAACTTCAGACATAGTGAATCGGTATAATACTGAGATGGCTGTCGGCCTCCTTGAGTCTTTCGCTGTTATGGGTGGCTTTGCTTCAACAAACAACGCTAACACTGAAGCACATATAGAGGATTTCCTCGAAACATGCAATACCATCCTGGGCCTCATGGCTGAAAAGATCACAAAATCGCTAATCCATGACATTTGTGACTTCAATAACCTCACTGATTATCCTGAGCTTCAGTTTGTTAAAGTGCGTCGGGCGCGGCTTGATCGCTTGGCCTCCTTCGTTAGTCGCCTTGTTGATAAAGAGATCATAACTGTCACCAATGCGCTTGAGGAAGAACTGCTCCAGATCGCTTCCCTGCCCTATCGCCCAGATGATAAAAAAGAGCTAGTAGGTAAAATGGACGGATAAAATTTTATTTATGGCTGAAAACTCTCCAATAAATTATTTTTAACCCATAACACTTTCAATCCATAACGCAGAATTGAAATCAGCAAGCTGCTAGGAGCTACTGCATGAAAAAAGATAGTAAATACCAAGGAATCCTGCCATTTCAAAACACCGAGTGGGCCATTACTAAAGATTCACTTTCAGAAATCCTTGCAATGAGTAACGAATCCTTTGAAGCCTTTTTTGATGTTGGTGACAGGGATGAGCGAGAACTGAAAGTCGAAAATGGTGTGGGACACATTCAAGTTCATGGCCCACTTTTTAAATATTCAAACATCCTAACCTTGATCGGAATAGGCACATCTTACGAAGTTTTAACAAAGCAGTTTAAAGCTGCACTGGCTGATCCAGCAGTGAAACGAATAGCTCTGGATGTGGACAGTCCTGGTGGTCAAGTCAGCGGTACTAACAAATTCTGTGACCTTATCTTTGAATCGCGTGGACAAAAGCCGATTGACGCGATTGTAAGCGGCGATTGTATGAGTGCGGCTTACTGGGTAGCTTCTGCATGTGACAACATCTATGCCACAGACGAAACAGATGGGTTCGGATCTATTGGTGTTGTTTTCACAGTTTCAAAAAGTGACTCATCTGATTACGTCATAACAAGTAGTAACGCGCCAAATAAACGACCTGACCCTGGCACAGCGCAGGGGCAGGCATATTATAAATCACTTATTGATAAATTTGCAGAAATCTTTGAAGAACGTGTCGCAAGAAATCGCGGCGTAGACATTGCAACTGTCAGAAGTGACTTCGGAAAAGGTGGCATCCTTCTTGCTAAAGATGCTATTAAAGTTGGTATGATTGATGAAATTAAAGAAAATGGAGGAAATACTATGAATTTGGAATCTCTGAAGAAAGACCATCCTGATCTGGTACAAGCTCTCACTGAGGAAGTCAAACAGGCTGTAGTCAGTGAGAAACAGGCTGAGATAGATGCTCTTCAGGCAAAAATTACTGAGTTGGAAAGTCGTGTGCCTGAGCAGCAGGGCGCCCAAGACCCTGAGTTGCCGCCCGAAGCAAAAGCTCAGCTTGACGCTTACCGCCAGCGGGTCGAGTCTCTTGAGAAAGAAAATCTCCAGGCCAAACTCACTGGCTGCAATGACGAGCAGAAATCCATGCTTATGGGATTCTATGGGAAGCTTGGAAATGATGAGATTTTGGCTATGGGGAAAGAAATTGCAAGGCTTCATGCGGTTGTTGAGAAACTTGGCGAGCCACAGGGTAGCGGCGAAACCCCGCCTGAGTCTGATGATTTTGAAGCTAAGGTGAAAGCTAAGGCTGAGGAATTGAAAAAAGAAAATTCTAACATGACAGATTATGAGGCTTTTATTGAAGCCCATAAACTTGTAAGCTAAAAAAGGAGGCATTATGGGTCTGAGAGATGAACTTAACATAGTTACTGGCAATGTTGTGCCGTCTGCCACCTTGGAAGATCAAGAGGGTTATGCTGTCACTTTTGCTGGTGCAAAAACTACTGCTGGGGTACTTCCTTATGGAGTAGTTCGGATAGGCCGGCCTGCAAATGAGGCTTCTCAAGTTGTTGTCCACGGTGAATGTACTGCCAAAGTGAATGGATCTGGAACAAGTCTGGCTGCTATGGACCCCATCGCTGGTGGTGCTAGTGGCAAGTTTGTGAAAGCCGTCGCTGGAAGCACTTTCGCTCGTGGCGTAGTACTTGAAGCCGTAACCACTGACACCACAGCAAGAGTTTACTTGTTCTAAAGGAGGAAGATATGGCTAATTGGTTTGATCAAATAACTGATAAATATGTATCTGGCGTAGCTAATAAATACGTCCAGGAGGTAGGTCTTGATATGTTCAAGATCTTTCCGGAAGTCGGGTCTGCTCAGCTTACTGGTTACATTGCTAAATACACCAAGAATGACTGGCTGTATATTGGAACTGTAAGTGATTACCTACGACAGGGAAGCACTGAGTCCATTGGCGATGACTACACAGTTAGTCAGCAGGCTTATTCCCTTCTTGAATATGCCTTCCACAAGGACATTTCCAAGGATGATAGGAATGAATATGACAACCCGTTCGATCCGGTGCGTGACGCTACTGAGTTTGTGCTTAATCGCATTAACCGCGTGACTCTCAAACACCTGATCGACACTTACTTTACTGCATCCATCTGGAGTGATGATCTGCAGGGTGCGGACAGTGGTGGGGACTTTCTTGAGTTTAATGATAGTGCAGCTACTCCGGTTGCTACTATCCTTGAAGGTAAAGAAACTGTCGCCAAAACCACTGGCTACAGCCCCAACCGGCTGATCATGACTGCCGATGTTTTTCGTACCCTGAAAACACATCCTGACATCACTGGCAAGATGAAAAATACCAGTGATAAGGTTGTGTCCAAAGACTTGCTGGCAAAACTGTTCGAAGTTGATTCTCTTGAAGTTGTTAATGATGTGAACAGTGGGGGCACAGACTTCATGCTTACCAAAAAGATGCTTCTGTGCTACACCCCGGATCGTCCCAGCAAGTTTAAACCCTCAGCTGGCTACACACTTGTGTATAAAAGGCTGGGCAATCGTGTCCAGACTAAACGCATCCCAATGGAGTGGCGGAATGATGCTCTCCGGATTGAGGCGATGCTTAAAATTGATCCTGTTCAGCTTTCAAGTGACCTGGGTCTCTACTACTACGACGTGATTGCATAATGGATCAGGCCACTCTGCTTCTTGAAGTTGGTTCCACTGCGATAAGCGACTTGACAAGTGATGAGCTTGCGGGTATTCTCGGCTTATACACAAATGCTCAGGTCAGGTTGGCTGGAATGAAAACCTTTGAACTTTTAAGGAAAAAATTCCAGCCAACCTATCGCATGGGTCGAACTTATGAGGAACTGTCAAAGAAGTACGAATGGTATGATAAACTCTACAAAGAGTACGCATCATCAACCGGAGCCGGAGTTTCAACTGGTGAGGATGATTTAGATGATGTGGAAACTTTAGATAGGTATAAGTTTAATAGCGATGCAAACTAACGCCTCCATTACATTTTATCGACGAGTTAGGAACTGGAAACAGGAAATTACAGATCCTGAGGAGATCGGAACTTATGATGTATGGCTTGAGTTTGGGTCGAAAGTGGTATGGCGTTCAATCGGTGATAGACATTCTGTTGGCGGTCAGGGAGTTGCAGAAGAAATAGGTAAGGGTATGATTTTTCTCCTTGATGATGTTGATCTAACTGACGCGTATTTCGCATACAAAGGTGAGCAATACGAAGTTTCAGCGATTGACGGTGACTTTCTTGACCGCCAGCAGAATTTTCATCATAAAGAGGTTCTTTTTAAATAATGCCACACTCTGCTAGATCATTAAAAATTAGGCTTGAAGGTAGGAGAAAGAAAGTATTTCTCCGAAATATAGCCGGTTATCTTTATCACAAAGTTACATCTTTACCCTCTTTCCCTATTGACAGTGATGAAGAAAGATCAGCAGATAAACGAAAGATTTTCGGCTCTCCATATCACCTTGTAGATCGCGGCGCAGTGTTTGTTGGGCATGAGCGAGTTCTCGGCGCACATTACAGAGGTGAAGGGCCAACAGGGAGAGGAAACTTTATTCAGTTATTCTTCTCCAACCCAAAACGAGCTGGTGAGAACGCGAACGAGTTTTATACAGGTGCAGGCGGTAAGTTGTTTGACTATGCTGAATATGTGCTTGACACAAGTGAGGGTGAGCTTGGAGGCATACCAGACATGAGGTTCTGGGACTTTGTTGATGAAGCTGTGGATAATGAAATGGAGGACCTTTGGAGACAACCATAGCCACATACATACAAAGTGAGACTGAGCATGTGCTTGGCACTGACATTTTTCTCGCTCACTTACCCAAAGGCACAGAGGAAGGTTTAATAGTCCGTTTTGATACTGATGTTTTTAACGAAATTAACTTTAACCGATTCAATGTGAACATCCTTGTTATGTATCAGGACTATGTTGTAAGTCGCAACAACTTCGAAGAACTTCTAATCCTGTTTAATTCGAAAAGGGGAACTTTGGATGGGAGTTGGACAGTATCAAGCGAAGTGACCGGAAGGTACCTCGGTCTTGATAGAAACTTTAACCGTTATGCTTTTAGTGTAGAATTTGAGATTCATTATGAACAAACAACCTAAAGGAGGCAATTATGGCTAATTATGAACTCTCTCCCTGCCAGATTGAAATTGATGGTAGTGATATGGGTAAAACCGAGGGTGGGGTTACTTTGGCAGTGACAGAAGAAACTGCTGCTCTCCATACTGATCAAGATGGCACTACCCCGGTCGATGAGCAAGTGACTGGAACAATTATGCGAGTTACTGGAAACCTCGCTGAGATTACACTTGCAAATATAGCAACCCTAACAAAACAGACAAGAGTGACTGATGGCACAAAGCAAAAAGTTGATATCAGCACTAATGTTGGCACCTCACTTCTCACAAATGCAAAAGTGCTTGTTCTCAAGCCTTATGTGTCTGGCGTTGTTACCACTGATGCTAACAAGTTTATCACCTTGCATCAAGCTGGTATCAAAGCAAACTTGTCTATGGTTTACAACCGAAGTGATCAGCGTGTCTTAGCTTTTGAAGCAACTGGCTATGCAGACTCTACTGGTCTTATCGGTACTTTTGGTGACACTACTGCGAGTGCCTAATGATTAACTTCGGACCAGTTACAGTAGCACATAATGGAACCTCCCTTGGAAAAACATTTGGGGGAGGTTCCCTTGACTTGTTATACGAAACGCAGAATAATGTAACAAGCTATGGAATAGAACGTACTGACCTTGTGACTGGTGTTACAGGAACACTTAGTTTTTTTCAGTGGAACTCGGATATAATAATCTCAGATGACACTGACCTTTTA